TTTTTCTACATATTGAAATAGTATTAAGGTATTACCATTCTTACATGTTTCATTTGCCAAATTACATATAAACTGATTACGTTCTTCATACTTGACTATAAAATCAAGTTCATCTTGGTATTTTAGTGCTGATACTATTTTACATATCTCATCACTATATTTAAGTAAACATATTTTGATATTTAATTGTGATAAGTCCTGATTGTCTATTAATTTTTTCGTCGTCGTAACCTGATATACTGGACCAAATAAACCTTCCAATACAAGCTGATGTGTTTGTGAACCATCAAGAGTTCCAGTAGTTCCTATACGGTATTTTGCCTCAGTACATTTTTCCATAATAGATGTTAATGATTTTGCTTTAAAGTTATGTGCTTCATCACCTATTACCATACCAAAATCTAAGAACCATTGACCAGGTAACTTATATATTGATTGCCATGTACTAATTAATACTCTTTGTTTTAATCCAAACTTTTCTTTACCTGAATATATCCTATGACAATTATCCTCAACGCTCCATTGATCTGTACTTGAATAGTCAGCAAAGTCTGAATACATTTGTTCTACCAATGAAGTAGTAGGTACAATAATTAATATATTCTGATCAAAGTATTCTAAAAAATATCTTATGGCTAAATATATGATCAAGCTTTTGCCAGAGGCGGTTGGTGACAATAATAAAGATTTTTCATTTGATAGTGACAGCGAGAGTGCATCGAGTTGGTAGTCTCTAGGGATAATACCTTGCCCGTTCACCGAAAGGCTTATATCCTTCAAAAAGGCTTCGAGGTCAATTTTAAGTTGTTGATCTAAGGTACTATATTTTGGTGATTCTACCACTTCTAGGTTATAACCACGCACAGAGCAAAACTCTTCAAGGTATTTATGCAATCCACAGTATAATGTTTTCTTTCTTTGGTCAAATAACCTTATTTTTCCATCCCACATACGATTACGGTATGCAGGCATGAATTTATAACCAGGTACAAAGAAACAAAAGTGTTCTGATAATTCCTTTTCAATGGAAGGTTCACACTGTACATTTAAGAAGACTTCATTCTTCTTTTGTATAACAATATTGTCCATTAGATTCCGCTAGTGAATTTTCTCCATTCAATCATGTTCTTAATGTTCTGATGTCTCCACTTAACATTTTCAAGTATTTCTTTTAATGTTGAACAAAGTTCTTCTAGATATTGCATCTTAGCTTGGTGTTCCTGAATGGCAGGATCTGAATCATAATAATAATCCATATCTCCTTTAAGTACTGTAAGTCCTTTAAGCGGATCATAGTCCCACCCTTTTTCGTCAATATCTTCTTTACTCATCTTGCCATTAAGATGTAACCATTTGTCCCTAAGTAGCACCTTAAATTCAAGTTCGAGTTTTTTAAGCTTTAAACGATTTACAGAAAGTAATTCGAGATATTTGGAATGTAATTTTGCGGATTGTCTTGAAGCCTCATCCAAATTCATGTCATCTATGACTGAGTCTTCTTTCCACATTTTCAGTATTTCTTGCAAATTATTCATATTATATATTATACCACAGTTTTATGAAAAAGTAAATAGCTTATTCGATTTCAAAGTATGTATATGCAAAGGTTATATCAACCTGTGCAAATTCTGTATCACCTTGTGTATTAAATTCTATACCACCCAATGATGTAGGGAATACACCCTTAAATCGAATTTGTTTATTTACATTATTATGAGAGCTGAGTATAAGCAAAGTAGCGTCTTCTTTAAAATCTTCGCTATTACCCTTTTGAGCTATATTATGTAACCAATTAAATGTTTCAATATAGTTTTCCATATCCTCAGTTACATTTACTCTTAAGGTTAAATCATCAAAACTTAACCTATCGCCAGTTACTGCTAAGTTAACACCTCTATGTCCAACATCTATTTGTGTTAATCCTACAGTTGGTAATGATGCGCCAATACAGAAATATTCTAGGTTAGCATACCTTGTACTATTAATTTTAAATTGAAATCCAACTGGTGTTAGAAAGTTTTTGTTTGTTGTTAAATTGCTCATATATCTATTTATAAACTTGTGCTGTTAAGTAATAGTATTTATACAACAAAAAAAGGGACTCCGAAGAGTCCCCTTAAATGATTAGATTCTAATCTAAGCTTATGCTGATTCCATGATTGCATCAACTCTGAATAGTCTAAAGTATTGGTTTTGTCTGTCTGTACCAGTACCTGCACCAGCTACGAATGGGTTAGCAACCATTCCGTATCTAGTTTTGAAGCCTATTCTTGGTTGGAAATCTTGCTCACCAACTGCTTTAACCATTGTTAATGGAACGTATGGGCAGTAGAACATACCAGCGTCATACGGGTTTGTTCCTCTATAACCTACGCAAGCATAGTCGGATACTGCATACGGATCTACATATACTTTTACTCTACCGTTAAGAACACCAGCAAATGTATTACCTGTGTCATCAACATTTAAGTTTGCACTTAAAGCAGGAGTATAGTCTAATAGACCAGCTGCTGCTAGAGCTGAAGCTACGTCTGAAGAAACGATTACAAAGTTACCTTTGCCTCTTCTTGTTTCTTTAGCAATAATGTTAGCTTCTCTTTCGATCTGCATGATAAGACCTTTGAACTTCTCAACCATCCATCTGCCGTCTGAATCAGTGTCAACACTAAATGCACCTTTTAAAGTAACATTTGATTGTTGTGCACCTAATTTAGCTTTATTTAGGATTGTTCTAATAAGCTCTCTATTGATTTCCGCTAGGATTTCAGAAGAAAGAATATTAGCAAGTTCACCTTCAGCGTCCAATCCGTGGATAGCTTTAAGGTCTTGTGCAAGTTCCATTGTATACTCAGCTTTTAAAGCTCTTGATTGAGCTGTAACAGTTGTCTTGTCAATTGAGAATGACATCTCATTGAAAGCTGTTCCGCCACTAGTACCGTATGCTTCAACAGCTGCTGTTGAAAGACCTGTACCAAATGCGTGAGTATTTGTCTCATCAGATAAATCTGAGTTTGAACCGGTAGCATCAGTGATACCTTCTAGACCTGTTGGTCCGCCTGCATCATGTGTACCTGTACCTGAGAAGGTTGTATCAGCTTCATCAAATAAAGCTTCAGCACCTGCTTGAGTACCATATCTTGATTTCATTGCAAAGATAAGTCCTGTAGGACCACTCATTGGCTGAACGCCAGCGATATCATAAGCAATTAAGTTAGGCATTGCTCTTCTAACTAAAGAAATAAGAACTGGGTCAAAGTTATCTACTCCACCGCCAGCAACACTGTTAGATGCTGCAGCTTCAGAGATGTAATTACCTTGAGCCTGATATCTTTCTTCTTTTAGAGCAACTTCCTGGTTTTCTAACAATCTAGCTGTAACAGCTTTCTTGTATTGGTTTTCAATTACTGGAGCACTTTCGTGTTCTATAACTGGTCCCCATTTTTCCATAAGTTTTGCGTCTGCATTAAACATTTCTGTTTCCCCTTATAATTTATTTAGTAAATTTTGTTATAGCTTGTGTGTATCTAGACATAGAATCTGAAACGTCTACATCGACTGTTCCTTCTCCTAATAGACTATCCACTTCATCAACAGATTCAGTAACTTCTTGTTTGAAGTATGATTCTTTAACAGTTTTCACTTTCATTTCGAAAGTTTCTTTGTTATCGAATTCGATATCTTCAACTAAAGATGCTAATTTCTCTGCTTCAGTTTCAGCAAGCCCTTCTGATAAATCTCTTACAACTTCAGCTCTTTCTAAAACTTGAACTTTATTGTGTAGTTCGATATTATCTTCTGTGGTTTTATTTAAAGTTTCTTCTAGTTCAGTGACTGATTCGTTGAGTTCATCAACTAAGTCAACCTTACCTTCAGGTACTTCGATGTAGTGTTCTTTGAACACACCTTGTAGTGAAGTCATAAACTCTTCAGCAATTTCGGTTCTTAAACCGTTTTGAATTGCTAATTCGTTTTCTTTCATCCAATTTTCAACTACATAGTTAAGGTATGAATCTACCTTTTCTACGAGTGAAGATTGTAAGTCAGATACTTCTTCTTCAAGGTTTTGCGCATATTCACTTTCTAGTCTTTCAACTTCTTGTGATAGTTTAGATGTAAGCACAGCTTCAAAAATTGCTCCAGCCTTTCCTCTGAATTCTTCAGAAAGGGTTGCTTCTTCTTTTACTAATGCATCTAAATCTTCATCAAAATCAACTGATTCTACTTTAGCTTTAGCTTTTGGCTCTACAGCCTTTTTAACTTTCTTTAAAGCAGCATCAACTGATGCGATTGATTCTTCCTCAGAAGTTTCATCAACTTTAGCCATTTTAGCATATAGTTTTTGCGCGTCTTCTTTTCTAGCTTTCTTAAGCATATCTACAGCGGCTTGAATAACACCGGCTTTAGTCTTAGGAATAGTTACGGCTGGAGTTTCCTCTTTTACAGATTCTTTCTCTTCCTCTTCTTCTTCCTCTTCCTCATCACCATGTTTACCTTCTTCAAGTTCTTCAGTTTCCTCGTTGACTTCAACGTTCTCTTCTTCTGAACTCTCCTCTTCTGAAAGTACTACCTCTTCTGTAGCTATGTCTTCTGCTAGTTCATTTTTAATAGCGTCTTCTGACATAATTATTCTCCTAATTATCTTTGAGAGTTTAGTTTAGAGAGGAAATTTTTAAATGCTCGAATTTCAACCTCAGGGAGGTTTTGACTCGAAGTACTTTTTATTTCAGTCTCAATTAATTCAATATCTTGCGGCTTAATGATTCCATTATCCCATACCCATTCAACACCCTCCATAACTCCATTTACAAATGCAGATGGAGCAGATGGGTCTTGAACGATATCAACAGTGGCTAACATAAAGTCAGACCCCACATATTGGACACCATTCTTTGCTACAAGACTTCCCATACCACGACTTGACACACCAAGCTTAACACCACCTTCGAGCAAACCTTCGACGATTTTACCCATTGGGGTTTTAAGTATTGATGCTTTTCCTACAACATCATTACCCTGCCAATGCAGCGAATTGATTTTGTGCGAAACTTTATCTAGGTTTACTGTTGGACCCTCTGGATGATTTAATTCCCCAACAGCTCTACCCGTTTTAACTTGTTCGGTCACATACTTTTCAACAGCTTTTTCAAGTGTTTTCTTTTCGTATACACGACCATTCCTATTCTTTTGATTAGATTGCATAAAGACGCCTTCGATGAAATAATCTTTTTCACCATTCTTTTTGGCTTCACATATGATATCTAATTCTTGATCTATGTGTTCAGTAATAAGCTTCATTTTATTCCTGTTCTTCTTTGTTTCTTTGAATCAAAGTAGATGCTAAATCTATTTTTCGAGCATCTAGGGCATCAGATATTTTCTCTCCCATAAGACCTTCGAACTCTTTATTAGCTTTAATGTTATCACCATTTTTTAAATGGTTAACTAAATTTTCTACTGACATAATTTATATCTCCACTATTATTTATAATTTTTTAGTGTTTAAATGCACTAAAATTCATCTTCTGCTGGATATTTACCAGCTTTTCTTTCTTGATCGATTTGATTTTCCATTTCTTTAATATCATCTTCGTCCATTTTTAAGATATTTTTAGTAGCCCATTCTATTGAAATAAACTTACCTATATAATCTTGCATTGAACCAAGTAACTCAAATCTTTCTCTTATCATTTCAGATTGTTTTAACTCAGAAAAATAGTTATCTTCAATAAAGTCAAATACTATCTTTTCTTTAAAGTCTTTCCAATCTTCTTTAGTAATAATACCTTTTAATAAGAGTTGTGTTTTAAGTAATTGCATAAACAAGTCAGAGAATCTCTTTCTTAGTCTATCAATAAATTTCTTAAACTTAACTTCGTCTCTTGTTATTTCAGTAGTTCTACCTAAACTAAACTGAGCTTCTTGCTCTAATCTATTTACTGGAACATTTAATGACTTATATAGTTTCTTTTGGAAATATATAATATCATCAATCTGTCCAAGGTTTTCACCACCTGGTAATGTTGATATTTCAGTACCTCTTCCACCTTCTCTTCTTGGTAGGAAAAAGTCTTCCAACATTGACATATGTTTTTTAGTATCTTTAATATCACCTGTAGTAGCATCATAAACAAGCTTGTTTCGATACTGATTCATAATACCTCTAAGGTATTCTTCTGCCTTACCTTTTGGTAAGTTACCTACATCAATATAAAAGATTCTTCTTTCTGGAGCTCTTGATATTCTGTAAATAACAAGAGAATCTTCCATCATTCTTAATTGGTTGACTGGTTTAACAGCCTTTTGTAAATATGATAAGATTCTTTTCTTTTGAGAATCCATTACACCAGAAGTACAATATGCTATTGCATCAGGGTATATTTTAACACCTTGGTTATATTTCCCTAATTTATTATCCTGATATAAAAAGTATTCATCTACTTTTGTTACAATCTTTGCCCCTGTTTTAGGGTCATCTTTTTCTTCAACTTCTTTTACTTTACGTAAACAAGTTGGGTCAATATATCTTAATTCTTTAATACCACCTTTTGTATTATCTCCATCGATAATAATGTGATATGGTAATCTACCATCAACATACCACTTTCTAAAAATGTCATGTGAGTATTGATTAAAGTTTAATAATGATAAAAGATATTCAAATTCATGCTTAATACTTTCCTTAATCTTATCACTTACCTCAAGTTGATCAAGTACAATATCTACTGGTGATTCATCATGATCACCAACAATAGCTTCATTTATAATATCTTCAACTGCTGCAT